AGAAAACCTTGGTGCAATGGCTTTGCGCACGAAGGAAAGTACACAAGCAATGAGGGAAAGCTACGCTGTAGCGGATAAGCAGTGTGAGATATGGGCTAAGAATACACAAAAAAATATATCAGCCGCGAATGAAAAAATCCGTGTTGATACAGCAGAGTCTTATAGACGTGCAGACACAGAAGCAAAAGCGTATTATAAAAATACGTTGGCACGTATTAACGAGCTGGGGAAAGCTGATTTCGGAAAAATTACATCCGGGCAGATTAAGTGCTTGCAACGAGAGATAATGGACTTGGAAAATGTGCTTAATAACTATAAGCACATGTTTACGAAGAAAGAGTTCCAAGCCTATCACCAGCAGCTTGATAAGGCTAATGTAGCTTTGCGTAACTTGAAAAAGAATGCTGATTTTGGGTATTCATCGCTGCGGAAATTCTGGGAACGCTTCGGGAAGGTGGCCCTCGGTTTTTCCGTAATGTACACTGGAATGCGCCTTATAAGCACAGGTTTCATGGCTTTTTCCCGCGTAATGCAAGAAGGTATTCAACAAGCCGGTGAGATGGCATCTATCCAGGCTAAACTCGCTATGTGGTACACACTTTCCACTGATAGCGTCGAGTCTTATGGTGATGCGTTTACATCAGCACGGGAGAACGTAAAAAAACTTGCTGACGTTAGTGTAACTTCCTTATCATCTCTCAGTGAACTTGGAACAGCCCTTGATGAAATAGGACAGTCTAGTGTTGGCCTTGGCGTAGAATCGTTAGAACAATTTGCTTCTCTTGTGGACTTTACAGTTCTTATTGCAAAAACAACAGACTCCACGTTAAAGCAAGTACGACAAGAACTGCAAGCTCTTATGCAAGGCCAGATGCGCCCCACAAATATACTCATAAGAACTGCCGTTCATATGAATATGATAACGAATGAGCAACTAACAGCGCTTAGAAAACAAGAAGGCCGACTCGAAGTTATTAAAAGTATTATGGGTTCTATCCATAATGTATGGCAAAAAGTAAAGCAAGAAATGGTTATGGCTGATGTTAACACTGGTATGAAGATGTGGTACGATACACTTGTTCGTATCATCAGCAAAAGCGAAGAATTAGCATCTAAAGATAGTGGAGTACAAAGTATTTTTGGTGCAACGGCTTATAAGCATTTTAAACGTATGGAAGACGCACTTGATAGCATGACAGGTAAATTTAACGGCGCAATGAAAGGACTTAATGCCGGATTTGATTCTGTCCTGACACTTATTGAAGATACAATAAAAGGAACATTAAAACTTGCAGATGCTTTATATAAAATACGTGGTATGCTTAGCTTCACAGCAAAAGTAGGTGGTGGAGCATTGGCAGTTAAAGGTGCTGCTAGTCTAGCTGGTGTATCTGGTCCGGTAGGTTGGATTGCTGCTGGCGTTTTAGCTGCTGATCAGTTTATAAAAAAACTAGCTGATATGGAAAGTAGCCCTTTATGGGCACTAATGAAAGATGCAGGAAAAGGTTTAGTTGAAATTTGGGAAATATCAACTGGTATGCGTAAACCAGCAATAATGGGCCTTGGCTTAACAGCTAAAGGTGCTAGTGAAATGGGGAATGTTAAAGAAGTTGAAGCATCTTTAGCTGAAGTACGTGCAAAGATAAAAGATCATTATGATAAGCTCCAAAAATTACAACAATCGCGTAAACAGTCTGGTAAATATGGTTACATATTTGATGATAAAATAGCCAAAGAACAAGAAACATTAGTTGATTTACAAGTCCTTCTCGATAAACTTAAAGATCGTTTCACAAATTTAACTGATCCAGCATCAAATTCTGCAAAAGCGCTTAAAGAGTTTTTCAAAGAAACAAATAATATCAAATCTTCTCTCAAAGACCTTAACTTTGATCCTATATCCGGCCTATTCAAATATATTGAACAAGGTAGTTTTGCCGGTGTTCAACGATTACAAGATGTAGCACGTAGCACTACGTTAGATCAGATAGCTCTTGTTAAGTCACAGTTATCTGCACTTAAGTCTGGTCCCGAATCAGAAGAAAAATCACTTCTTGAAACGGGGCTTAATGAGCGACTTCTGGCACATGAACAAACACTAAATCGGATAAATAATGCTACAAAGGAAACAGCCGAAAATTATAAAAAACAACTTGATCCGCTTTCTGATCTTAGACAAGAAAATGAAGAACTGGCGGCAACATTAAATGGTACACTTGATGCATACAAGAAAAATCTTTTGATTGAAGAAACTCTTGCAGATATACGAAAAAACACAGGTAAAGAGATTACAGCAAGTATGCGTGAAGCAATCGTAGCTACTGTTGAACAAAATATGCATTTGACTAAGCAAGTAGATATGATTGGTAAGCAAAGCGAAGCTGAAAAAGAGGCAGCAAAAGCAAGAAAAATCCAAGTACGTATAATTCAAGAACGTCTTGAAGCCATGCGAGAAGAACGTAAACTTGCTTTGGATAATTGGAAAGTACACAATGAGTTTAGGCAGAAGCAGATTGATGATGAACGTAGTGCTGTTAATACAATGCAACAAACTATTTACGAATACTACACAACAGAAACTGAACGTGAGTATAATGAGTTTTTGAAGCGGGCATCGAATTATGAGGCTTATATAGAAGGAAATAAAGAGCTTACAGATGAGTTTTATAAATGGCGAGCTGACATGGCCGAGCGCTATGAAAAGCCTTGGCTCGCAGGATTGAAAGATGGTCTTAAAAAGGCTAGTGATAATATCGGATGGACATTTGAGAATGTAAGTGATACTGTTCAAGCTGCTTTTTCTAACATGACAGATACACTTACAGATTTTGTCATGACAGGAAAAGCATCATTTAGTGACTTTGCAGAGAGTATTATCCGGGATATGCTTAGGATGCAGATACAGGCTTCTATTACACAGCCACTTGCTTCTGGTCTTGGCGACTTATTCGGTTCATTTGGACAATCTATGGCAAATGCTTGGTATGGAAATGTAAGTGCTGTAGGGGCTGCTGGTCCGATGCCACAAGCAAACGGAGGTGTTTTCCAAAGCCCGTCCCTTCATGCATATGCGAATACCGTGCAGACCTCGCCAAAGCTCTTCACGTTTGCACAGGGCGGCGTGTTCGCTGAGGCCGGACCGGAAGCCATCATGCCCCTTGAACGTAACGAGCAAGGTGAACTTGGCGTAAAGGCATCTGCGTCAAACGTTACGGTCAATGTAATCAACGAATCCGGGACGCCAATGCAAGTAACGCGCCAAGAGCAATCATTTGATCTCCAGGGTGAGATTATTACACTTTGGATAGATGGATTCCAGCGCAACAAAAGCAACCTGCGCACCATGTTAGGAGGCTAGTACAACATGGCTACATTTCCTATTACGCAAAAGCCTTCGTCGTTTTCTGAAACGCCTACGAAAAGTCAGATACGCAGTAAGTTTGAAAATGGCACAGTTATATCTAGGCCGCGTTATTCTCGCGGACGTTCTATGTTTACGCTAGGCTGGTCATTTTTACCTGAGGCCAGCTATCAAGAACTTGTAGACTTCTTTTACACGAACCAGGGCTATACATTTTCATACGAGCATCCTATTACTGGAGATATGCTAACGGTGCGTTTTAGTGATGATAATGTAGGCGAATGGAAGTGGGCTAAGCCTGGCTATCGCTCAGGTTCCATAAACATAGAAGAGGCATAGGTATATGCTTTCTTTATCTAGCGCCGCGATCATAGAGAAGAATAAGCTTTCTACAAACACAAACTGGATCATCCTACTTGAGATACAGCTCACAGATGGCCAGGTTATACGCGTCTGTAGAAACACAGAGAACGTACTGTGGGGCGGTGAAGAATGGGTAGCCTTCCCGTTTACCATTGACGATATATCTGAGCAGTCTGCTGGTGAAGAACCACAACTTACGGTAAGTGTAGGTAACCAGACCCGGGCAATCCAATCATATATAGAAGAAGGTAACGGCGGTGTGGGCGCTACCGTCACCATACGCGTTGTATTCCAAAAATACTATGGCCAAAATACGTACCTTGAGGATGTTGACGGAGCCCCTATTACTGATGTAGAAGATGATTATATATATCTGATACATACAGCAGAGCCTTCTGTTGAGCTGGAATATGAGTACGTGTGTACAGGCTGCACGGCCACGTCAGAGTGGGTTACGTTTACGCTAGGAGCATCAAACAACAACTTCCGTAGAGCGTTCCCTAGACACAAGGCCTACAAAAACATCTGCCGCTGGAAATTCAAGAGCCCTCAATGTGGCTACACAGGCACAGAGTTCGATACGTGCCCAAAGACGCTAGCTGCATGCCGCGAGCGGGGAAATAGCACACGTTACGGGGGCTTTCCATCCATTGGTACAGGAGCACTTTATGTTTGATCAACGTCTTATAGGAATACCGTTCGTTGATGGTGGAAGAACGTTTGAGGGGTGTGATTGTTGGGGGCTTGTACGTCTCGCGGCAAAAATCATATACAACGTAGACTTCCCGGACTACGTTATCACATGCTTCGATAGCATTGGTATAGATGGCTATTGCAAGCGGGATCTTATACGCCAGTGGAAGCCTATTAAAGGACCGGAAGAATGTGCCATAGCTATCATGGGCACGGACAAAAATGCCCCGGACCTCATGAACCACATAGGCCTCGTTATTGGCCGCAACAAAATGCTCCATACACTTAAAAAACAGCACTCTCACATAGAACGTATCGATCACCCTTTCTATAGAAAACGAATAAAAGGATACTGGCGGTATGTTGGATAAAAACACCATCACAGTCACTGTTATACGCAATCCATTTGATCCTCATGGCTCGCGGCTTATAAAAACCATACCATTCGAGGAAGGTAAAAGCGCGGCTTCCTATCTCACGTCATTCTATCCTCTCGTGAAACCTGATGTTGATATCGTAGCATCCCATAATGGCTTAATTGTTGAAGAACCACAGCACGTGCTGCCTAAAGCTGGCGATTCACTTGTTCTCTGTCCCGTGTTCCACGGTGGGGGTGGTGGCGATAGTAAAAATCCGCTTAAGACGATAGCGGCTCTTGCGGTTGTAGTTGTTGCTGCGTGGTCTGGTAACGCTTGGCTTAGTGCTTATGGGATGCAAATTATAGGGCCTTCTGGAGCTGTAACAGGTTACACAGCGGCATCTAAAGCCATAGCAGCTAGTATAACCATGGCGGTAGCGACTATTGGCGGCCTGGTCGTAAATTCAATTTTCCCCAGCAACTTTAGCACAGCTAGTGCTAGCCTATCTGACACATCTACTACATATTCTTGGTCCAAGGATAGTAATCCTTATGAAGAAGGCACCACCGTTCCTGCCCTTTTTGGAAAAATGCGTGTAACACCTGCCTTAATCAGCTCTTACACCGAATCTGATGGTGATGAACAATACCTGTCTTTGCTTTATATGATAGCTGAAGGGCAGGTAGATAATATTACAGATATACAAGTAAACGACACCAACTATAACAACTACGACTCAGTATCTATAGAAAAACGTTACGGTCATAATGAACAAGACGTTATAAGCTATTTTGGAGATACCTATTCAGATATAAGCGTTTACTCTCAATTAAACACAGACCTTTCGTGGACCACCGCAACCACGATGGGCAACTCCTGTGATGGTCTTGTTGTAGTTATGGTAGCCCCAACTGGCTTATGGTATGCTAACGATGAAGGTTCCCTTAACACTGTTAAAGTATATTTCGAAATACAATCGCGCCGACAGCTAGATGCTTCAGCAGACACGTGGGATGATTGGGAAAGCTGGGGCACTTACAGTATGTCAGGATCGGATTATAGCACCACGCGTAAATCCATCCGCAAGGACAACCTTACACAAGGCAAGTATGAGATCCGTGTAGCCTTCACGCAAACGCCGCCCACAGGTAGTCGTTACGGTAGTGATATATACTTAGACTATATACAAGAGGTATACTATGATGACTTCACGTATCCAAACACGGCCCTGTTAGCCGTAAACGTCCTTGCCACAAGCCAGCTTTCTGGCTCTATGCCTACGGTTACCTGCATAGCAGATAAACAAACTGTAAGTGTCCTGGGCGAAGATAAGCCTGCAAGTAACCCAGCATGGGCATCGTGGTTTATCCT